TAAGAATCAAGTTGTTCTGTTAAGCCCTTCTTGATTTCATCGACTTCACTTACAAGCCGATTCTGATACTCTTCCTGAAGTTCAGATTCAATCACATCAATCCGCTCCTGTAAAGCGGCTTCGAAGATGGTTGATGCCTTGGTCTTAAAATCTTCGGTGAGTTCTTCTCCATCAAACATGGCATCCATGTGAGTTTCGATGTCTTCACGCATAGACTTCTTGGCTTTGACATTTGCCGACAACTTGCTTGACGAATCAGAAGCATCGGTTGCAACAGGCTCGGGAACAACAGCACCCTTACCAGTTCCATCCTTGTAGAGGCCAGCCAACTTACCTTTTCCTGCACCTCTCTTAGATGCATTAACGGCAGTTTCTTCGGCTGCTAATTCTTCTTCCTCTTCTTCTTCACCATCTTCGTGCATGGTTTCTTTCTTTGTTGGAGGAACAGGCTTCTTTCCAACCTTTGTTAGATTGGCTTTCTGCGATGTTTTTGAATCGTTTTCTTCGATGGTCGATTCCTCTTCGAATAATTCATCGATGATTTCTTCAATATCTTCATTAGCGTCGGACATGTCTTGTCTCCTTCGTAATACTTATTTAGTAAGGGTTAAAGTTTCGTTATAAATTTCTTGAATGCTTGCATGCATGCTTCCTCTAATTTTCTGGAAGATGCTCTGCTGATCTCACGGCGAATCTGATCAATTTCTCTTTCTTTTAGTATCCCATTCTCATAAATCCATTCTTTACCTTCCATAACTCCACGAACAAATGCTTCGGGAGCAGAAGGATCTGCAACAATGTCGGCTGCTGTTGAAAGACGGAAATCATCTTTGACCACATTTATTCCATTCTTTTCTTCAATTGAACCAACGCCACGGCTTGAAACGCCGAGTTTGGCCCCCTCATCGATTAGATTTTTTACAATCTTTCCATAAGGGGTGTCCATAATCTTGGCTTTACCGTAAAAGTTTTTACCGTCAGCGTGAAGTTCGGTTATCATATGGGAAACTCGCTCAAGATTAATGGTCGGACCCTCTGGGTGACCAAGTTCACCGAACGCTCTTTTTTGATTAACGAACTCTTTGATGTAGTCATTCACCTTAGACTTTAACATCTCAAAGGGATACTTCCTCTTATTTCGATTAGTGATATCTCCCTGAAGGAAAGTTCCCTCAATCGTGTACTTTTTGTCTCCATTTGCGGATGCTTCGCAAATGATCTCAATGCCTTCGTTTACTTCTGTGATTAGTTTCATGTGATTTCCTTATAGTCCGAGGTAGCCAGGAGGTGTTACTGATCCTGATGCATGAACAAATTCCAGTAAAACAGTTCCAGAAATTCCGGTACTTGGACTTACCCGCAAAATTCCTGTCGGTTGAGTTGCGTTGTTCTTTAAAGTGGTTCTTTCTAGATTGATTTCACCACCGTCTTCGTATAGTTGTATAGCAGTAATACCAGGTGATCCTGCCCATTCTAAAGAAATACTGCCTGGACCAATTTGCCATGTGATTTTTGACAACGCTGCCGTATTGTTTGTAATTCCTGCAACAAATCTTTCGCCAGTAATACCCCCAATACCATCAAAAGCCGAACCTGTAACGCCAAGTTCGTATGTTGATGACTCATCATCAATAAAATTCAATAAGGTGACATATCTCTTTTGCGTCTTGACTAAATCTTGTTTAACTATTGCCATTGGTTATTCCTGTTCTTTGAGAACAAATTGCATGGTTCTATTGAATGAATCTTGACTTTCCAATGCAAGACTAATAAGAATGTTTCCCGCATCTTCGTCAACGATTCCGTCATGAAAAGAGATGAATTTCTCTGCACAAATTGGATTCACTGAAACAATAGATTTATCTAATAGAACTAGATCCACATTGTTTTTAGTCTCGACAGACTCTACTATTGCATTTACGAATTTTTTCATAGCAGATTCCATCTTTACATCTGCTTTCAAATCTAAGACCATTTGTTTTACAAAATCGTGTGCCTTCTTATCTTTGGTAGTGATAGTTGCAGAAGATCCATTGATTTTTATGGATGCATCTAAACCAACAATACCAAAGTTCTTTTGGAATTCTTTGGCTGATTTTGGACCTTTGAATTTTACATTAAGACTTGGCATTTGATTTAGTTGTTTCCTTATTAACTTTCTCCAACGATATTTTGTTTTTTTGTTCGACAGGTTTCCAACTATCAGTAACAAATTTTTTCACTAGAAAATGTGTTTTTCGTGTATCGGAATCTACAATTACAAATTCATCGGAGACTGTTTCTATTGAAGTTCCCTTAATATTTGTCAATTTAAACTTTGACACAAAATCATCTGTGTTGATTTTTGAATCGAATTTGATTTTGAGTTTAAACATTATCCCTTCCAATTCGATTTGACATAGTCGAAGAACTTCTTCTTCTCACCGTCATCCATAGCAGCAGGAGACTTTTTACCAAACTTCTTAAGTGCTTTCTCAAAGAATGCACGATATGCTTTTTGCTTGGGTGAGAGTTCTTCTTCATTAACTTCAAACTTACCATTGCTATTCATTCCAATTGCATCCACCATCTGTCCTCTGGTCAACTTCTTATCGTCTTTGATTGGTTCAGATTGCACAGATTCCTTCTTTGCCCCCATGATGGTTTTCTTCTTCTCTTCACGCAACTTTCGATACATCTCAACCATCTTCATTGCGTTTGAGACTATATCTCTACTTTCCATTTTTGATTGCTTTGAAAGTATTGGTTCAGGAACAAAAGCCCCCTTACCTGATCCATCGTCATAAAGACCATCATACTTATTTTCATTAACGCTATTTTTGCGACTTTCACGCAATTTTCTTGCCTGTTCAATACGAGCGACTGTTTCTTTATACATTTTAGTTCTCCCGTCTATACCGACTGATTCTTGAAATGAATTTGATTGATTGTCTTCCATGGTTATTTAGCCTTAAATGGTGGTTTGCCTTGTGGGGATTGTGATGTTGCTGAAAAACCTTGTTTTTTGTCCATCTTTACTTTATTTGTCATACTTCTAGCCAATTCAGGATCGCTCTTGGCATCCTTCATTAAAGAATCGATGTATAACTTCGTAGCCTTCTCAGCGGTCTTTGGGCCTGGAAAAAATTCCCATCTCTTATCGTTGATATAAATTCTAACTGGTTTACCGAATCCAGTTCCAACTTGTTTAACAATAACAGTTTGTCCCTTGTAATTATAAGAAGACACATAAAACTCCTTCTCAAAATTAGGGTCGAGTGTTATATCATCTCGTCCGGAACCTGCTGTTACTGGAATTACCTTTATATCTTTAGGCTTAAGTGGCTTCTCTGGTGCGGGAGATCCTGTTCCAGAAGTGTCCATATCATCTGTTGGGGCGGCGGTAGCCACGGGGGCAGATGGAGCCATAGGAACTTCATTAACTGTTTTAGGCTGAGACACCAAATTTACGGACAAAGCCTTTTTTAACTCTTCTATTTTTGAATGTATCTTGGATGCTAGTTCTTTTTTGATTATGGTGCGAAATTTTCCCGCCTCTTTTTTCATTAAGGTTTCTATCACAGACTTTAGAATGTCTCCGTTTTTTTCTTCCATTTTTGTCCTTACAATCCAAACTGTGTAGTGTCTGGTTCAATCTTACCAGCGTTACGCTCTCTCTCAATTTGTCTGTCCATATCCCGAATTTCTGACTCAGACTGACCAAGAACATTCCGACGAACCCATTCATGTGAATAGTACTTACCTATGTATGGTTTAATATTGCCCAATTCTTGCACCTGACGCTCACGAACCTCACTGTTCTTCAATTCCGAGAAGATATTATCCTTTATGAAGTCAAAATAGATTGATTCTCTCATGTCCGGCCAATCATCGACGGTAATTATCTTTTTCAATACCAGTTGTTTCTTCAATAAATCAAAAAATATCTCAGAAAAACGAGTTCTAAGTCTATGAATAAACTTGGTAAATCTAACCTCATCCCTTGTGATTTCGGTGGATCTACCAAGCATAAATTGTTTATCTTGCTCTAATCTACTTGCAGGAACTGACAAAGCACGATAAAGTTTCTTTTGAAAATATGTGACATCTGTCAATTCACCCAGATTTGCTCCCCCCTGTAGAGTGGTAATTTCGGTCCCTCTACTTCCTTCACGACGAGGAAGCCAATAGTCCTCAAGCATCGACATGAATTTACGATCATCACGGATGTCGCCAGTGTTTGCATCATAAACCAAGCGATTTCTATATTGATTCATGAGTCCTTTTACATATGCTTCGGCCTTAGTTTTTGGAAGATTACCAACATCAATGTAAAAAATTCTTCGTTCGGGAGCACGGCTGATGCGGTAAATCACAACAGAATCTTCAAGCATTCTCAATTGGTTGAGTGGCTTTATTGCTTTATGAAGGAATCCAACGATTCTTTTGTAACGAGAATCCATCAATCCCGATGAGCAGAATGCGATAGCATCATCACTAATTCTTATTCCACTGGTGTTTCCGCCCTGACGAGGATTGTCTTTATTATAAACATAAAAATCATGATATCCAGCAATGATCTTTGTCCCATCCTTCAAGGTCTCCTTTTTGAATTCACGAATCTTCGTGATATTCATCGGATCAACATAACGACATTCTAAAATCCCTTTTTGTGGATTTTCTTCATCTACGATGATGTGAAAATAGATTCTACTATCAACATACCATCTGCGAAATATGTCTGCGCCTTTTGTTTCAAACTGTAAAACTCTAATTACATTTCTAAACTCTTCATGAATTTTTTCTTTGATACTTTCAGGCTGCTTCAATCTGTCGAGAATAATCTTGACAGGTGCCTTCTTCTCACCAAGAACTATTGCTTCATTGACTATATCATCAATTGCAACTTCAGTAATTGGATCCATAGCCATTTCACGGTACTTCATCACCAATTCAAAGTCGTTTCTTACAGTTCCATCTAAATCGACATATTGGCCGTAAAATCCGCCTGCTTCGACTGGAATGGCACCATCGTCTGTGGCGGGAACCACAAACGACTTTAATGCCTTAAAGTTTTCTTTCTGTCTCTTGGATCTCTCTATTTTAAAACCAAATAACTCTGCCATGATATATTGTTACTCCTATTTTTGATCCCTAGAGATCATCTGTATTTATGGATCAAGTAGTAACATTATCAATCTCATAATACTGATATGTCATAGTAACTTGGAAATTCGAAGGCTCTGACTGCTGACCCATGTCTAATGAAATTTCACCTAGAGTTGAAGGCCAGCACCCGACGAACTTATATGTGGTGATCACATTACCTTCACGGGTAAGAGGAGAAACATACCAATCAGTCATAAAAGAATTCATGGCATTTGGACCAATATTTGTTTTATTGGTGTTGATCGTATTTTGCCAAGATTCAAATGCTTTACGCAGAGTATAAGCACCATCATTATAGACTGTAATATTCCAATCGTTGAATGTACGATCTGCTGGATACTTGAATTGGCGACCCATATAATTTGCAGTTCCAATATTTAACACACTATTTGGAATAGATGCGGATTTTGCTAAAAATGAAACTTGATTATTTGGACTTCCTGCTCCTATCGCACCAGCGACAGCATTAACTGCCCCCGCTGCGGCGGCTCCAAGTAAAGCACCAGCAGCAGCCGCCGCAAAATTTACCGCTCCAATTCCTGCGTTTGGAAAGTTGCCTTGTACTAAAAATAAGTTGTTTCTGGCTACACCATTAACCAGATTTGCTCTGAATCCATCGATACTAAATTGTGACATCTTTTTCTCCTAATTTATTTTTTAAAGATGATGAATCATGCTCCAACTTCATTGAATGAAACGCCTGTTCTAGTGGCAACAAAGTTCAATTGGATGAAATTAATACTACGAGTGGGCTTAATGTAAATATCCGCCACAAATCTGTTACTATCG